TGCGCAAGATCGCGCTACGCATGCAAGAAACGGTCATGCGCTGGGTCATGGACCCGGACAACAACGACATCCTGGGCCTCGTGCAGATGCCCTGGACCGGCGGCATCCGCATGATCCCGCGGGACAAGATGATGCTGTTCCGTGTGCGCCCCCGGGGCAACAACCCGGAAGGCCGCTCCGTGCTGCGGAACGCCTACCGCCCATGGTACTTCAAGAAGCGCCTTGAGGAGATCGAAGGCATCGGGTGCGAGCGGGACCTCGCCGGGTTCCCTGTCATGCTTGTCCCGTCCGAGATCGCCGCGGCGGCCAACAACCCGACCGCAAGTGCCTCGGACAGGGCTCTCCTGCAGGCCTACCAGAACCTCGTCAAGAACATCAAGCGCAACAGCCAGGAAGGGGCGATCCTTCCCTCCGACCGCGACGAAAGCGGTCAGCTCCTCTACGAGCTCAAGTTGCTGGCTTCGACCGGGCAGCGGCAGTTCAACACGAACGACATCATCAGCCGCTGGGACCAGAAGATCGCCACCTCGGTGATGGCTGACTTCCTGCTGATGGGGCACCAAAGCCGTGGCGGCAGCCAGGCTCTTGGGTCGAGCAAGATCGAGATGTTTTTCGCCGCCGTCTCGGGGCTGGTGAAGGGAATGGTTGACACGGTCAACAAGGACCTTGTCCCCCTCATCTGCGACATCAATGGCATCCCGCCGGAGAACCGTCCGGCCTGCTACACCGACAAGCCGGAACAGGTCGACCTCGGACGCCTCGGCAGCTACGTCAACGCCCTCGCGGCGTCGGGTATGACGCTGTTCCCCGACGAGGATCTCGAAGACTACCTGCGGCAGGTGGCCGGCCTGCCGGCTTCGTCGGAAGAGACGCAGATGCGGCAGTCCTCCATCAAGGCGAGCGGGGGGCAGATGGGCCCAGGCGCCGGCGGTGAGGCGCTGCCCGGCCAGATTCCCGGAGCGCAAGGGATGTTCGGCGCGGCCGGCCCAGGAGGCGGCAACGGAGCACCGACACCTGACTGGTCGCCCGGCGGCGAAGACCCTGACGGTGGGGTCGGTAACGAAGCAGGAGGCAATGATGCAGGCCTCTGACATGCAGCCCGAAGGAGACCCGGTGCGCGCGGCCGCCGAGTCGGTGGAAGCCGTGATCGCGGAACACCTGCTTCGAGCCTGGCAGGGCGTCGCCGTTCTTCTCCCGCACGTTGACTCCCCCCACAGCTTCATGGGGGTGGGATTCGAGGACGGGATTACCTGCGCCGCGCAGTTCGTCGTTCGAGCCTACCGCCGCGGCGAAAATGTCCTGTGGGACACCCTCGGCCCGCGTGACCTGGTGCCGATCCGCAAAGACGACGTGTCCCAGATCGATTTCCGCTACGACCGCGTGGCGCCGACCACACTAACCGCGGCGCAAAACCTAGCGGCGCAGTGGGTGCGCGAAATCTCCGACGAGACCCGCACCCAGATCAGCCAGACGATCCAGCAAGGGATGACGAAAGGGCTGCCGGCGCCGAAGATCGCCCAGACAGTCCGGGAGTCGATCGGTCTCACCGCCGCGCAGGCTAAGACCGTGGCCAACTACCGCCGCATGCTGGAGACGAACTCTCTTGGTGCGCTCAACTACCGCCTGAGGGACCCGGACTTCGACGACGAGGTGCAGCAGGCCGTAGTCCAGCTACGACAGCTCAAGCCGGCCCAAATCGACGCGCAGGTGCAGAGCTACTACCAGCGCTACCTGACCTTCCGCGCGCAGACGATTGCGCGATTCGAGGCGCTGTTCGCGTCGAACTCGGGCGCCGCATCTGCTATAACCCAAGCAGTTGCGCAGGGTGCCCTCCCGACCAACACCCTGAAGCGCTGGCTTGTGGCGCACGACGAGCGTCTCTGCCCCCGTTGCCGCTCCATCCCCGAGATACAGCCTGCCGGCGTCCGACTCGACCAGCCGTTCGAGTGGCGCGTCAGCAAGACATCGTCGGGGTCTGTCATGATTCCTCCTCTTCACCCGCGCTGCCGATGCACGATCACCTACCGGGTGATGAAGTGAGGACCGGAAGGGTCGGCCTCGTCCACATGCCGTCTGGGCGTCAGCTCGCCGCGGGTGGCAAGAGACGTCGCAAGTTTATGGGGCGCGCGGCGCTATACGCCAAAGCGCGCGTGGCAAAGGACCTCAGTGCCGGCGACGTCCATCTGCCCTCCAGCATTGGCGGCGCGACGCCGAAAGAAGGTAACCGACGCCGCAAAAAGGGGTATTCGCCGCTCTCCATTGCCTACTTGGCCAAGTTCAAGCCGGGGGAGGCGAGGGACGCTACCGGTCGCTGGACGAAAGCGACCGCTACCGATGCCCTCCATGCTCACATCATCGGTCTCCTGACAGGCACCGCCGTCCCGAAGTCGAAGTTGGGCCATCGCGCGGAGGCAACGCGCAAGGCAGCGACCGCGGCGGGCAAGTCTGGGGCCAAGGGCGAAGCGAAGGTGTCGACCGCCGTCGGTGTCGGCCAGCTGCTGGCGCGCCGCGCGCTGGAGATGAAGCCCAACGCCCGGTCAAGCTGGCTGCACCAGAAGCTCCAGCAGCATGGGGTGCTCCTGGAGCAGGGCCACAAGTTCCCGGCGCGCACCCGAGACTACACGCCGACACCTCAGCCGGCCGGGGCCGGCGCTCCCTACAAGGGGCTGTTCGAAGGACACCGGGCGAAGAGGCCACAGGGCCCGACCCACGCCGACAGGGCCGCCAGGGATCGCTCGATGGCCGACAAGATCGACGCCCAGGCCACGATGCATGAACGCTTTGCGGCGTTGCGGGCGCAGTGGAAGCAGCCAGAGGCGGCGGCCGCCTATGCGCAGAGCGCGCAGAGTTTGAGGGAGCAGGCCGCACGGCACCGCCGGCTGGCTGAGGAAAGGATCAGGAAGATGCGTCGCCGGGTGAGAGTGAGACTGAAGAAGGAAGACCAGATCGGGGCTCCGTCACCGGCATCTGTGATTGATCAGAAGGCGACGCCGCTGGCCAACATGCCGACCGAGGCGGAGGACCCGATGAACAGCGGGACCTTCTTCCAGGACAAGCTGGCTGCTGGCGGTGGCGTCCCGTTCTTGAAGCGCAGGATCGAGGACGCCCTGGAGAAGAAGTTCTTCAGCGCTGGGCGCCGACGCAAGCTGACGCGAACAGGCGCGGCTATGCCGGGTGGTCGCTATCCCATCACAAACTCCACCGACGTGCGCAACGCGGTGAGAGATGCCGATCGCACCGGCGCCGGCTCAGCCGTGCGTCACCATATCGCCGCGCGCGCCCGTGCCGTAGGCGACAGCGGCGACGTGCCGTGGTTGACGAAATACCGCCAGGCAGTAATCGCGGAGGTGGTAAAAGCTGCCTCCGATAGCTCCCGCAGCCCCCTCAGTGACCGTTTGAAGACAGGGGCTGCTACGGGGGCAAAGATCGGAGCGGTCATAAATGGAGCCGCCGGAGCGGCACTTGGCGCCTTTCAAGGGGCGGCTCTGGGTGGGCCACCAGCATACATCGCGGGAAGAGCGGTGGCTCATGGCCTCGTATCCGCCGTTGCGGGTGCTGGGATCGGGGGAGGCGTAGGCGCCGCAGGCAAGGGCCTTTTCGGCAAGTCGTCATATAGCCCAGTCCCCCGCGCGGTAATGCGCAAGACCTCAGGGCCCACGATGAGGGGCAGCAGCGCTGAAGGGGACAACAACAGCTCCGGCCTGGTGCACGCAGCAATCACGGTCGGCAGTGTGGCTGACGATCTCGTCCCCCCGGCGATAAACGCCGCCAAGGAAGGCCTTTTCGGAGCAGCCTGATGGCCTCTCTATTCCATAAAGCTGACCCCTACCACGGGCAGCACGGCAAGTTCACGTTCGGCAGCAACGGCGACCAGCGTCCCGCGCGCCCCGTCGGGCCCGGCGGCAAGGTCAATGCCTTGCTGAGTGACCGGGCGTCGAGCAGCGATCGCTGGACTCTCGGCGGGAGCATCGTTGGGGATCTCGCCTCCGACGTAGGCACGCGATATGCCATAGCCGGCATGGGCGCCGACGTCGGCGGGCTCCTGGGGCCGGAGGGGCGCCTGATAGGCGGGATAGCCGGACAAACGGCCGCCTGGATGGCTCCGAAGACCGTGCCTATCCTGGCCGGCATTGCCGGCAGCTTTCTCGGCGCGAAGATTGGCAACGCCCTCTATGACCTGAAGCAACGTGTGTCAGGCGCTGCGATCATGCAGAGCGCCTACGATGCGCACGCAGGACTGAGTGCGCGGCAGACCGCAGGCGAGGCTGGCTCGGTTGTTGGTGGGGCGGGCACCTACGCCGCGGCACGCCTGAGTGGAGCAGAGCCGATGGTTTCCGGCAAACTCGGGGAAACCATCGGAGCGCTGTTCGGGCGCCCGACATTGGGGGAGGCCGCGGGCGAGACCATCGGCGCGGCTGCAGCATCACTTCCGGGTGACGTGCTGGGCTACCGTTTGGGCACCAAGGCCTATGACGCCGGCGGAGGCCAGCGAGGGAAACCAGGCGCTAGCCGCCCCGAGGCGCACGAGCTGCGGGTCGCCGGCCGGGTAGCGCGGCAGGCCATCAGGAAGGCGGCCGCAGCAGCCCCGAAGCCCATGCTCGATGCGCATCCGCAATTTGACGGCACTTATGCGTCATTGACCCGCACGGCGCCTCAGTTCCTGTTCGGGACGAAGCAGTGGCGGGAGATCAAGGGCACCCCGTTCGGCAATTTCCTGCAGCTGAAGCTCGACGACACCGCGGAGACGCTCGACGAAGCGAACGCGCAGATCACGCCCACACCGATGCAGCTCTTCTCGACCGTCGAGCAACAGCAGCCGTCGGTTCCTCCCCCTCCTGCCGCTCCAGGCGCCTCAGGCCAGACGCAACCACAGCCTCCGCAACCGGGCGACTTCGGCAAGAGCATCGGCTTCGCCTATCCGAACGATGCCAATGTTTCGATGTTCAACAGCGCCGAGGGGCCGGCAAAAGGGGTTCGCTACTTGCGGCGCATGCAAGCGGCCGACGCAGCCAACAGCCTCGCTCAGATCCGCCGGGTGCTGGCACAGGCTCGTGTCGAAAACCTGCAGCCGCAACCGAGTGAAGACGAGCGCCAGTATCGTGCGCGCGTCCAGGGCCTGTTCCGTCAGGGCATCGATGGGGTGCCGGTGCGCCTGTACAAGGTCAACCTTCCCGTCCCAAAAGTACGGGACGGTGAGGAAGAGGCGTCGTTTGAAATAAAGACGCAGTTCGACAAAGCACTCAACACGGAAGGGTCGTTGCAAAAAGGGCTTGTCTATGGCTGGGCCAGCGTCATCGAGAAGGATGGCAATACCGTCGTCGACCACGACAAAGACTGGACGACAGAAGAAGAGCTGACGAAGGCGGCCCACGACTACATCACCCATCGCACCGGCGGCGTCCTCCATGACGAGAAGGGCAAGCAGATCGGGGAGATCGTCGAGAGCCTCGTCTTCTCGAAGGACCTGCAGAAGGCCTTGGGGATCGACCTGAAGAAGGTTGGGTGGCTCATTGGTTACCAGATCCACGACAATCGTGTCAGGGCGCTGGCGCAAAAAGGACTGCTGAAGTCCTTCTCGATCGGCGGCGCAGGGAAGCGCACGCCGCAAGCACCTCCGAATGAGGGAGTAAGCTGATGGCCGTCGAGAATCTGGCCGAGAAGCCTGTCACCAAGCTGTCCCGCATGAAGATCCGCGAGATCTCGCTAGTCGACGACGGCGCCTGCCCGGAAGCGGACGTCATCCTGATGAAGCGCAGGGTCGACGGCCTGGTCGAAGAGGCGATCGATCTGCTTAAGCGCGGCAAGGGGGGCTTCAACCCAGAGGAACCCAGGGATGACAAAGGGCGCTGGGTGCACGCCGCCGTCGACTTGCTGCGGCAGGGGACCGGTCACGCCCAACGCGTCGGTGGGGCCATCGGCTCCGCGCTGCACCCGGCGGCTCGACAAGCGGCCACGCTGCTGCGAGAGGGTGCGGCATACATCCAGCACCAGCTTCCGATCGAGGTGGGGGGAAGCATCAAGAGCGCGGCGGTCGCGTTGCACGAGCATGCCAAGAACGCAGCCAACGCGGTCGCAGCGCATGTTTATTCCGGCCTGGGGACCGGCGTCGAAGCCATCAAGACGACCAAGGTGACGGCCGTCCACCCCGTCTCCGGCGGGGGGGTGCAATTCTCCTTCGTCCACGGCCTTGGCACCGCCGGCCATCTCCAGACCAGGGTCCAGGTTCGCCCGGAGCACTTCGACCAGGATTCCTCCTCCTCTCGCGCGCTGAAGACGCTGCACGGTTATCTGGTCAGCCGAGAGGATCTGGGATCGGTGTCGCCGTTCTCCCCTGGGGCGGAGGAGGATGCCGCGAGCTGGTTCCGATACGCCCACAGCCCCGAGCGCCTGGGGCAGCCGCAGCAGCCGATGACCGCAGGCCCAGGAGGCCAGATGCAGCAGCATTTGCCATACCCGCATGCGGAATCCAACCAGCACGGCATCGAGACCTACATCTGGCAAGGGACTCAGGAACCGGATTGGTCGAAGCAGGTCAGGAGCTACGCAGGGCCATCACAGAGCACGCCTGAGACGGCGAGAGGCCAACCCTTCGTCTCACGCAACAATGGCCGCTGGATTCCTTCCGGGCGCCCGGACGTGCAGAAGCACATCGTCCGCGTCTACGATCAGGTGCGCAGCCACCCGCGCGGCGCCGAGAAGGTTGAGATGATGGCTCGCCCCAATCCAACCCACGCGGGGGGCCGCGGGTTCTTCACGCCGCGCAAGGACTATGTGCCCGCTGGCAACGAGGGGTATCAGTGGAACGTGATGCGGCAATATGAGCAGCACCACGAACAGCAGCCGGCTACCGGTCTCCCCTCACATGTGACGACTCCTGGCGGGGCCGGCGCGCAAGTTCCTCCCGCTTTTGCCGCTCCTGCGGGACATGCCATCACGAGCCTGTCGCCAGCGGAAGCGGAGACGCTCGGGGACCACATCTCTGCCGTTGCTGACAAGAACAGCGGTCAAATCCCTTCCTCCCTCCGGGGCCTTATGGGGAGGAGTGAAACCGCGGCTCAGGAGAGCAGTGACATGCCTGTCTCCCAGGACGAAGTGAATGCCGCATGGCGCTCGCTGAACGATCATCGCGGTGCGGAAAACGGTCCAGGAGGGCCGGCGCGCCGCGCACTGCGGTTGCACCTCGAGTCGGGTCAAGTGCGTAAACGCATTCAGCGCATCGTGCGCAACAAAATGCGGATGTAGTGTCGATTTCGTTGACTCACCTCTAGGGGCGGTGTCACGCTTGTTCCTACGGGCGCTCTGAAGTGCCTGAGGGATAAAGACAGACGTATGCAGTTTTCGAAAGCCGGCCCCGAGGCCGGCTCAGCCCTTCGCGCTGCAGGCGAGTTGCACGGTTCGGCTGATGTCCATGCCATCAGGTATGGAGATCGCGGGACGCCGGGTTATCGCCGCGCCTATTCGGAGCACGTCGGGCGGTTCCTGAGCTGCATGCGGGACTTCCAGCGCGGGTCGATGGCGAAGAGATTTATGCCGCCGGCCGGAGCTGACCAAGCAGCCAGCTACGCCGTTGGCTACCTGCTACGCCAGGCCTTTGCGGACCCGGTCATCCAGAAGCGTTACGCGAGCGTGCTCGCAAGAGGCGTTCTGGACGGGAACGACAGCATGGCCCTGCGGGATCAGGTCAACGGTGTTCTGGTGAAGAGCGTCGAGCTGCCCGCCTCGGTCGACAAAGCTGAAGTGGCAGCGAGAGTTCACCGACACCTCCGCGACAGGCTGAACGCAGAAGCGGCGGCCGTCAGATGACACACAGGAGATAGGGCTCATGCCGTCCCTGACGAAGAAGCAACTGGACGCGATCGAGAAGTCGATGGTCGCCATCATCGACGACCCCGCGAAGGCCGAGGAGATCAAGGATACCTTCGGCGAGTTTCGCAAGGCCTTGGGGGAAGGCACCCCGGTCACGGCCGACGACGTCGACGCGAGCCTCGAGGTGCTGCTGCAGCCCATCGACAAGCGCAACGGCGCCAGCGGCGGGGGCACGGAGACGCTGCCAGACGACCCGATGGCGCCAATCTTTGACCAGCTTTTCCGCCAGATCGCACCGCTCGCCAAGAAGGCCGGCGTTTCCAGCCAGACCCTGCAGGCGATGTTCCACAAGGCCTACGGCGACGCGCTCGGCGAGGTCGACAACGTCATCTCGACCACGATGGAAGCCACGGCAGTCGAGCTCGGCGCCGGCGACCGCGTCCAGTTTGGCAAGACGAGGCACCAGACCGACGACACGGCCGGGAGCACTGGCACCGGCGAGGGCGAAGACGACATGGAGAAGGTCCTGAAGAAGCTCGGCGTACCGGCTGCGATTTCGAAGCGCATCGGAACGCTGCAGGCCGAGGTGGCGGCGCTGACCCATGACAAGGCCATCGGCCTGTTCGAGAAGCGCGCGGCTGCGTGCGGCGAGCCTGGGCTGGCCACCGATCTGCTGGCGATCCATGAGATTGACCCGGAGCTGTGCGCCCGCGTCGAGAAGCTCCTCAAGGGCAAGAACGAGGTGCTCCGAAAGAACACCACCTGGTCGCGCGAGCTCGGCGACGACAGCTCGACGCAGGCGGAAGGTTCCACCGGCGCGCTCAGCCAGCTCCAGGGGATTGCCCGCGAGATGATCGCGAAGGGCCTGAAGAGCGCGAACGGCCGCCCGGCCAGCTTCCAGAAAGCCTTCGTCACCGCCTGCGAGCAGAACCCGGAGCTCTACACCGAATACAACGGGCTCAAGCACCGCGAGATCGCACGCGGCGGCGTGTAAGCCGCACCGGCTTTAACGACCAACGGAATCCTGAGGGAGACCTCCTATGAGTGGCCCGTACGCGGCATACTTCGGCGAACACATCGCCAGCGCTGGCATCGCCAATTCCGACCTGTCAGCCAAACAGTTCTACCTGGTGAAGCTGACCGGCTCGCTGGCGAGCGTCGGCAACGGCGAAGGTCTTGTCGATCTCAACGCGGTCTCCGGCGCCGGCCAGGTCAAGGTCATGGTCAATGCGCCGAAGGCAGGCGACCCGGCATTCCTGTGGGACCTCGGCGAGGTCAAGGTCGTTGCTGGAGCAGCCATCACCGTCGGCGGTCTGGTCATGTCCGACGGATCGGGTCGCGTGATCCCGTACGTCAACAACGGGGTCAATGTTCCGATCGGCGAGGCACGCCAGTCGACCGTAAACGGCGCCAGCGACGTCATCACCTGTTTCATGTGGCCGACGCCGAGCGCCGGCGGTGCGGTCGAGGGTGCGATATCGGACGGGATTACCCCGCTCTCCGGCGGCACCCTGACCGGTTCCACCCCGGTGCTGGTCAACGGATGGAACCGCGCGACCGGCGCCGCGGCCACGGGTGACAGCCTCGTGCTGCCTGCCGCAGTGGCTGGCATGGAGATCGTCCTGATCAACGACTGCACCGTTGCCGCCACGCTTCAGATCTTCGCCCACGGTTCGGACACCATTGACGGAACCCCCGGGGCGACCGGTGTCGCGAACGCCATTGCCAAGCGCACGACCTTCTACTGCCTGACGGCGCCGCGCTGGCAATCGGATGCGGGCGCCAAGTCGACCTAAAACCTGAGGGGGCCTTTCAGGGCCTCCTCGACACCAAACACAGCGCTCTCTCAGCCCGATCTCCCCGATCGGGAGCAGCGCCAGAAGCCCCAGCCTGACAACGGCTGGATCTGGAATCACGCGCAAAGCGGAGAGGGCACATGCCTTATCAGCCGGACGTTGGCCAAGTCCATCTCGACGCGGCTCTGACGGATTTCTCGCTGGCCTACCTGGAAGACGTTGGCGACTTCATCGCCGATCAGGTCTTTCCGTGTGTGCCGGTCCCGCACAAGACGGACAAATACTACGTCTTCCCGCAGGACGCGTTCATGCGCCGCGGCGGCCGCATCGTGCCGCTCGGCCAGGAAGCCCCGCGCGGCGGCTTCACGCTGTCGAACGACAGCTACAGCTGCGAGCTGTGGCGCTGGGCTTACGACCTGACCCCGGACGTCCTGGCCAACGCGGACCCGGGCGTCAACATCGACCGCGCGGCGTCCGAGTTCGTGATGCGCAGCCTGTTGATCGAACGCGAGATCCAGTGGGGCAGCACGTTCTTCGTCCCGGGCATCTGGGGCACCGACAAGGTTGGCGATGTCGATTTTGGCCAGTGGGATGACCCGGCGAACTCGGATCCGATCACCGACGTCTCGAACGGTCGCAAACAGATCAAGCTGGCGACCGGATACCTCCCCAATACCTTGACGATCGGGTTCAATGTGTGGGAGGCTCTGAAGCGTCACCCGCTCATCCTCGATCGCTACAAGTTCACCAGCTCGGACAGCATCACGCTGGACATGGTGGCCAGGCTATTCGAGGTCGAGCGCATCCTGATCGCGTCGGGCGTGCAGGCCACCAACCAGGAAGGCCAGGCGGTCACGACTGCCTTCATCCTGGGCCAGAACGCTCTGCTGACCTATTCGGCGCCTGCGCCGGGGCTGATGGCCCACTCGGCCGGCTACACCTTCGTGTGGTCGGAGCTGACCGGCCTCAACAACCTCGGCGTGGCGACCTTCCGCTACCCGCTTCCGCAGCTCGGCGTCACAGCCAAGGGCACGGTGGAGCGCATCGAGGGGCAGTATTGCTATGGTCACAAAATCACCGGCGTCCCGCTCGGCTACTTCTTCAGCAACGCGACGTCCGCGTAACGCGGGTGAGGGTACTGCGGGGCTTTTCCAGACCTCGCAGTACACCCTCACTTCGACGGGCAAAACGCAGACGGGATGCTTCGGCGCTGTCGCCCTTGTCGCTTTCAGGACGAAGATCAGCGGAGAGGTGAAGGACATCGCCCGCGGTGAATTTATCCCGCGGGAAGTCGTGATGTCCTGGCCGCTGCAGAACCGCCTGGCGATGGGCACCTCGGCCCGCGTGCGCTACTTCGTCAGCGAGCCCGAGGCTCGCGAGGTCCGCGAAACGCAGCTCGAAACAGCCTGACGTCGCCCTGCACTAGGAGTCGCTGATGTCCAAGATCAACCTGCAGATGCTGTGGCAGGGCCGCGTCAAGGCTGGCCACTATCATCGCGCATCGCAGTGGCAGAAGACCGCCACCGGCACCAACCAGTCGACCGCGCTGCAGATGAAAGGTGACATGATCGAGCTGACTACGGTCGGCTCCGGGACGGGCATCTGCCTGCCGCAGTCGGACGCGGGCATGCAGGTCACCGTCATCAACGCAGGGGTCAATGACGTGCAGGTTTACACCGCGCCGGAAGAGACCGGCAGCCCGACGATCGATGGAACCGCCGGCACGGCCGGGGTAGCCGTGGCCCACGCACCGACCATCACGATTTTCACCTGCCCGCGCGCCGGCGTCTGGTATTCGAAGTAGACCGGGGCGGTGTTCCATGCCGCCGTTGGCTGCATCATCCGAAGCAGGTGGGCCGGCCGCCTCTGGCGCCTTTGGGCCGCGCGCAAGCCGGATCATCGGCAACGCCGCGCTGTACCAGCTCGTTCAGGAGGTCGCCGAGGCAGTTGATGCGCAGGAGCGCAAGCTGCAGGCGATCCACGAGCTTTGCACGCGCATCCTGGAGAAACTGGCCTGATGCAGCTCAAGAATATCTCCGATACGACTCCGTTTTCCCTCACGCAGGGCGGTCGCTATCTGGCGACCTTCCGCTGTGCGTCGTGGTCGAGCGGGACGGCAGTGATCAGTCGCAAATCGGCCGACGGGACTGCCTACGTCCCGGTCGCCGTGCCTGACCAATGGACAAACGTCTCCGGCACGCTGGTGAACCCCCAGACGACGGCAGCGGCCGACCAGACCATGCTGATGGATCTGCCGGCCGGGGACTACGAGGTAACGCTGTCCGGGCTCACCGGGCTCTACCTGGAGCTGGCCTGGCTCGGCCACGGTTGATCCCATGACGGCCACATACGATCCCGCACAGCTCGGCTCATACGCCCTCTCCTTGTGGGGGGCGAACTGCCCCGTCTACCAAATCCGCTTCTATCTCGGTGACACCGATTCCTCTTCCTGGTTGCTGCAGGATGAGGAGATCGCCTGGGCCTATTCGGTGCGCGGGAACACTTGGGGCGCCACGGCGCTCTGTGCGATGGCCCTCGAGGCCAAGTACAGCCGGATCGCGTCGATGTCGGCCGACGGGGTGAGCCAGAGCCTTTCCAACCTCTGCGCCCAGTTCCGCACCCTGGCGGCCGAGTACCAGAAGAAAGAGGTCATCCACGCGGCCCAGCCGCAGCTCTACGGGGTTTCCGTCTCCGACATGCTGGCGACGATGCAGAACAGCGACCGGGTGCCGGACATCTTCCGCATCGGCATCTTCGACAACCCGCCGTCCTCGGGCGCCGATTTCTTCTCCGAGGGGGTCAGCGGCAGCGACCAGGTAGCCGACGAGCCGATCATCGGGCCCTTCTGATGTGGGCGTTGAATTGCGCTTTGATCGTCCTCGCGCTGGTGCTCGCTCTCAGCTACGGCGGTTGATACCTTGCCTTCCTTCGTCGTCCAGACTGAGATCTACCAGCTCAAGCAGCTGATCTACAGCCGCGGCGAGCCGGTGCAGTTCGTCGAAAGAACGACGATCGCCGGCGCCAACCCAGCGCCCAACCCGCCGACAACCGAAGGTCTGGTCGTCGACGGCGCTACCTCGGCCGGCGCCAGCAGCATCTCCTTCCGCGCGATGGTGTTGACCGGCCGGCTGATCACCGGCGACCAGTTCGCGATCGCTGGCGACCCCACCAGCTACACCATCGGCGGCCAGGTCGTCTCGCCCCCAACCGCCAGCGTTCTCGCCGCCGTCCCGTTTTCCCCCGTCCTGGGGCAGGACGCTGCGGACGGCGCGGGCGTGACAATCGACCCCAGCGCCGTGGTCAATGTGCCGATGGCGCTCATCACCCATTACCCGTCGATGACGATCAACGGCTCGAGCATCTTGCACACCGATCGCCGCTGCCGGGTGTTGGCGTCGGACCTCGACGGCTGGGAGCCTCTACCGGGCAGCTTGGCAGTGCTGACGACGAGCGGCGAGACGTATCAGATCTTCAGCGTCAAGACGGTGCGCGACCAGGGGCAGATCTACGCCTATTTCCTGCAGCTCAGGCGTTAAATGCCCCAAGCCGACGCCGACCGCTTCGTCGCCGACATCTCGGCGTGGGTCAGGCAGCAGAAATCCAACCAGGACCTGTTCTTCCGCGGGGTGTGCCTGGGCGCGCTCGGGCGGGTGCAGGAGCTGACACCGGTAGACACGGGCCGGTTGCGGGCAAGTTGGCAGCTTGAGCCCGCGCTGGAGGCTATCCACGCCGGGGCGACGGTCTCTATAGTGACCAACGTCGTATACGCCCGTCGCATCGACGAGGGATTCGTCGGCGTTGACTCGCTCGGCAGGCACTACCACCAACGTGGGGTCCACATGGTCGAGCGCACGATCGCTGCGCTGCCGGAGATCGCCGCGCAGGTAGAGAAGGATCTGAAATGATTGACTTTGTGTTTGATGGCCCTCCTGGTCCCGAAGCTCCAGGTTTCGTGGAGGTCGAGAGCCCACCTGGCCGGTCGATCAAGTTCGGGACTTGGGTTAGGAGAGAAGACGGGTCCTGGGCCATCCGGTTCTCGAAAGACGATGTAGAGCAGGTCCTGAGCGCATGAGCCTGTCCGGCCTCCAGGCGGCGATGGACGCGCGCTTCGCGACGATAAACTTCGATGCGTCGCGCGTGATCATGTCGAACGAGACCTATCTGCCGACGGCCGGCAAAGGGTATCTGGCCGCGCAGTGCTATCTGACGTCCGTCAGCGGGGAAGGCAGCACGCTCGGCGCCTCTAAGTCCGTCGGCGGGGCCGGAACCATGGTGCGCTGGGATGGCAGCTACCGGGTCGACTGCGTCTGGCCACAGGACGCAGGCATCGACGGAGCCAACCAGCTTGTTGACATGGTGCTCGCGCTGTTCCCGAGAGGGCTGACGTTGGGCACCGGTGACGACCCGGCCATCCGCATCGTCTTCAACGCCCCCACTCCGACGCCGGCTACCGACGATGGCAGCGGGGTATGGGTGCGCGGCAGTGTCAGCTGTCCCTGGTTCGCTTTTATCCAGACGTAGCTTCCGATTTCGTTGACAGGTCGTGTGGCGCAGTGTCACCCTGACATCTGATCTGAGGGACCCCTTGAGGGCGACCAAATGTCGACCAAAAGCTCCGACACGTTTACGGTGCGCCAGGCGTTCCGCGTCCCCAAGGACGGCGGGGTTCTGACCCGTAAGCCGTATCGTTTTTACGAAGTCGGCACCAAGGTGACGCCCGAGGACGTCTTGTCTTGGGGTGCCGACGCTGCAGTCGATGCGCTCGTCGCAGGCGGCCAGCTGGAGCCCATGGTTCCTGTCTCGCCCGCCCCAGCCAGCGCGCCGGCGCCCGCGCTCAAAGTCGCACTCGCCGAGCTTGCCGAAGCGAAAAGCGAGCTCGCCCGGGCGACCGCCGCCGAAACCGCCGCCGAAGCAGCCGCAGCCGGCGCCACCAACGCGGAGAAATAGGCCATGACGGCACCTGCCGCCTCAGGCATTTTCAAACAAGTACGATACGGCGTCGAGTCTGCGTGGAACACCGCGCCTTCGTCCGGTGGTACGTCCTACCAGCTGCGGCGTGTCAGCTCCTCGCTGAGCCCCGACATCGCGGCCTTTCGCTCGAACGAAATTCAGCCCGACCGCCAGGTGCACACCTTCCGTCACGGGACGCAGATGGTACGCGGCGCGCTCCGCGGCGAACTGAGTCCGCTGACCTTCAAGGATTTCTTCGGCGCACTATGGGGTGGCACCTGGGCCGGCGGGACGTCGGATGCGATCGACGCGTCCACCCGCGGTCTTACCTGGGGCGCCGGGCCCCCCGGCACGCTGACGGGCGCCTCCGGTTCGTTCATCAGCGACGGTTTCAAGATCGGCGACGTCGTTCGCTCCAGCGGATCGAGCGTGACGGCGAACAACGCGCGCAATCTGCGAATCACGGGCCTGACCGCGCTTGCCATGACATTCGGCGCCTCCGAAAACGAGGTGATCGCGGCGGGCTCCGACGACACCGGCACGGTCACGATCGCCGTCGTCGGCGACAAGCTGACCTCGCCCAACCCGGCAACCGGCGGGACGATCGAGGACCCGTCGTTCACGATCGAGCATTTCTTCAGCGACCAGGCAGTATACGAGCTGTACAGCGGCTTGAAGCCGACCACGGCGCGGTTGAACTTCGCGCCAAACAGCCTCTGCACCGTCGATTTCGATCTCGTCGGCGGCAGCTTTACGACGGGCGCCACCTCCTACTTCTCGGCGCCGGACGATGTCACCACGACCGACGCAACGGTCGGCGTATCGGGCGTGCTGCGGATGGCCGGCACTGACATTGCGACCGTCACCGGCATGTCGATGAACATCTCGGGCGGCCATACGACCGACCCCGTTATCGGCAGCGTGTTCGTGCCGTTCGTGTTCCCCGGCATCCTCGATGTCAGCGGGTCGATGACCTGCTACTTCAAGGACCAGACCTTCCTGAACGCCGCGATCAACGAGACGAACACCGATCTGCTGCTGTACCTGACGCTCAACGACGCGATCAACGCCGACTTCATCATGCTGCATGCGCACAACGTCCTGCTCAATACGAACCAGAAGGACGACGGGCCGAAGGCGATCATGCAAAGCATCAACTTCCAGTGCAAGAAGTACCTGACCGGCGGAGACGGCACGGCCTACGACGACTCGACGATCATCATGCAGGACAGCATGGGTGCCGGCACGCCATAGCAGAAACCGGCGCCTTTAGCGGGGCGCTGGTGGGGCGGCACCTGGAGATCGGGGACAGGTGCCGCCCCATTCACTCTCTACTCCCCCTCCCGAGACCCCGGAGAACTCTTCATGTTTGACATTGCCGCAGCGACCGCCTTCGACCGCCTGAACGAAGGCGCGTTTATGCATCTGGCCGACGCAAACGGACAGCCGCTCTTCGACGCCGACAAGAATGCGGTGGGCATCGTCATGCGCGGCTCCAATTCCCGCGCCGGCATCGAGGCGAGCCGCCTGCTCGGCAACCGTCGCCTGCGCGAAGCCCGCCGCGGTGGCTCCCAGCCAATGACGGTCGAGACGAACGAGGCCACGACGAACGAGATCCTGGCCGCCTGCACGGTGTCCTGGACGTTCACCGAGCTCGACAATCAGCCGTTCCCCTGCACCCCGCAGAACGCCTTGACCTTCTGGGGCGACGACCGCTTCCGCCGCTGGCGCGAGCAGGCCGACACCTGGATCAGCTCCGAGGCAAATTTTACGAAGGGCTGACCCAGCGGCTCGTGGAGTTCGCCAAGTTCGAGTTCAACCTCGACCTGACGATCATCGAGAAGGCCTCCTTGAGAGAGCATCTCAAGGCGGCCAAGGCTGTGGATCAGCTCAAAAACCCGACGCCATTCCCCGAACTGCTGACGGACCAATGGGAGTGGTTCTGCGAGCTCTCGGCTACAGGACGCGGCGCCAGTGCTACAGCGCTGACATCGACGGAGATCCTGGCTTGGAGCACCCTCAGAAACGTCCAGCTACTGCCTTGGGAGATCCGGCTCATCCGGCTCCTTGATACGACATGGCTGAGGGCTCTGCGGGCTTAATTTGAGGACTCTTTCTCCCCAGCTTTCTTCTTCCTGAGTCGCTCAGCAGGGTCCAGCAGAGAGACACCGACGAACACCGGAAGAAGGAGGGGGAGAGCCCACCAAGACACGGTTCCTATTAGAGGCAACACAACGGCCATGCCTACGCCTGTTAGAACGCGTTCCGTAGTCGAGCGTTTAGCCATGAGGCTGTTCGCTCGTGGATCAGCAGCCGTCCTGGCGGTAATGCCTCATGAGAACTTCGTTCAGAAAGTTGCCTTCCGTCCCATCGCGCGCGCGGAGCACGGTGTTTGTGATTTGCTCCATGAGCCTCTGGCAATGCTGTCCTAGGCGGCTGTCATACGAATAGAACGGCTCGACTGCCGGACGAGACCCGGCAATAGCCAAGCTAGGTAAAAGCACAATAGTCGCCGTTAGAAACAGTTTCATCGCTCAACCGTAGCACGCAAGTTCATGGCTGACAATCGCGCCTCATTCGGTATGGACATCGACAGCACCGGCTCAGACCGGGCGTCGGCGTCGCTCGACCGGATGATGGCGTCGGCCAAGGGCGCAACGGCCGCGAGCGTCGGATTGGAGGGCCAGAGTGACCGGCTGTCGAAGCAGCTGGCGACCCTGATCCGTCTCGAGGAAGATCACAACCGCATCCTGCAGCAAGAAGCGCAGGAGCATAAGCAGGCAGCGCAGGCGGCCGACGAGCACCGCTCGACCCTGATCCACCTGACCGCGGCGATCGCCGGCGTGGGGG